TTGGTACTGTGGTACTATAATAGAAGTTTAAAACTTCACTATCAGATAATATAGGTGAGATGTATTTTCTTATCAATTTGGATGGATTCATTTTTGATACAAATGATTTTTTAACTCGGTTCTCTTTTGATAATGTACCATCACGTCCAAATAATTGAAGATTTGAATATGTTCCAGTCGGATCATTAAATTTATTATATCGACTGTGCCCACTATGTGTTCTATTGACACTTTTGATCTTTAATACGTTACTACTCTTTGTTGCTAAAAATACATTATAGTCTTTAGCAGTAATCATTCTATCCTGTGTAGCATATACAAGTGGAGCATTTTTCTTAATTTCAAGTAAACTTTCACTACTACTGCTGTTAATTATACTTTCACGTAGCTGTACTCTTAGAGTCGCAGTATATACATTATTATCGCTACCAATATAATCAATAGTTACGGTGGTTGCCCCTATGTCCGACGGGCGTAAATTGTATGAGCCATTTAAGCTGGTCCTAAACCACACTCGTATATTTCCACTAGGCAAGTTACCAAATTCACCGTCAGGAAATACAATACTAATGCTGTTATTTTTTAATGTTTGTATAGCATAGATATCACGTAGACCTTTGCCTAGTGTGTTATACACTGCACTGCTTCCAGTTGTGGATGCGGCTGGAGTCCATGTTTTCAATATTCTTCCTTGATTATCTACTGTTTGTACCCAAACGTCAGTGTTATTAATGTTTATACTAGGTATATCAAGAGACATACTGTCTTTTGGATTAGTAACTACAAAGTCTTTATATTGTAATGTTCCTTGTTTTACTCCAACAAAAAATCCAGTACCATTGCTCGTGACGCCAGCACCATCATTGGCATATACTAAGGAAAACTGACTCTCTGGATTTGGTATCTTTTCAATTATTGAATTATTGTCTGAATCGTAATCGACGTTTAGGATTTCAAATGATTCAGACTGTCCAAGCACCATGCCTGAGATACCGATAGTATTTTGTCCAGATACATTATTCATATTATAGAATTGGACTGTTGATCCATTTATAATATTTTGCTTGTGTGGACTACCGAACTGTGTCAATCTAGACAATGTAGCATTTATTACGCTAATAAAATTATCTATGTTTCCACTATTAGTTGTATCTTCAAATAAAATTTCTTGACCTGCTAAATTTAATCCATCATTTCCGATTATAGATTCGGTTGTTCTAATTGATATTATCTTTAACTTGCCCTCGGATGTAGTATTTCTTCGTGGTTTATATCCTAGGAATTCAGAAAGTTTATGTATCGCATCTTGTCGTACTGCAGTACTTAAAAAGTTGTTCCTACTATTAAGTTCTACGCGATAAGCAAGGTTGTGACCAAACATTGCTATGACATCTAACAGTGCCACGAACTCGGAACTTTCAACCCAATCGTTATAATCTTCTGGATAATTATTACTAATGTATGCTACCATAGACGCTCGTATAGTGTCATAGTCGTATGATTTCATGTCAGCATGTGTGTAACTCTCATAAACAACATCATAGCTTTCGGCTGAGAATAGTTTATTTTGTCTTATAAGTTGTGGCATAATATATTTTATTTTATGTTAGTTAAAATTCTTCACGATTAAATTTTAGTATTAAATCAGTAGGCGTGGTTGTTGGTAAATATACAAGACGTATACTTACAACAACTTCGTGGCCATCTTTATCTACATCTAAAGCGTTATCGTCTAGTCTAAATCTAGGATCATAATTGACAACCGATAACACATCTTCATCTATTAACGATATTGTTGCGTCATCAAGTGGCTGAAATACATAATATGGCAAGTTACTTCCAAATTCTGGATTTGTCCATTTTTCACCCTTACGTATTCCAAAATGATTTTTTAGATCCTGTTTGGCAAGATCTAAATCACTTAAAACCTGTTGTTTTCCATTTTCTCCGGAGCTGTATCCGACAATTCGATTATTCATACTGATATTTATGCTTGGAATAAACTGAGTATTTAATTCCTGAAGATTTTACTAATTACTATTTGTTTTTTTTTGGTTAACCAACTGTCGCTGTCTACTTAATGACAGATTAGGTAGGAATCTAGACGTTTCTACATAGTATATGTATTCGGCTTGTTGTTTCTGTTGACTATCCATTGTTTGGTGATTCTTTCTTATATTCTGGATGCCTTGATTTCTAATAGACTGTCTTGATGATTGTCTGCCATAATCTGCTAACATAAGTATTGACGCTTCTATCTGCCGTATATGTCTTTGATTATTAGTTAATATCAAGGCAGTCGCAATATAGTTCCACTTTCTTTCTTTAATATATTCATATATATTAACTCTATTGGAATCATAACCTATGTATGATATTGTGCCGGTCCAGTAATACAGACTTAGTAAAGCATCATATTGTGATTGCGAAATAGTAGGTATTGGCATTAATTTCTTAATCTTTTTTTCTTTTAATTTTAGATTAGCTATCCATTTTGAATAGCTTTCGCTTTCTAACATGCCTGGGCCATTAAGGTTATCGAGACTAGTGTTATTATACCCAATAGTACTTACTGTATCGGCATCTTTAATTGTATATCCAGTCCATTTTATGTGGGTTGTTAAATTGGCTATTAGTTCATCACTACATTCCAAATCAGACAATGGTGTTAAATCCTTAACTTTGTTGTTATCTTGAATCGTAAATAGATCAAACTCAACTAAGTTCTTCTCAGTAACCTGTGTATTATTTAAAAAGACAACTGGCATTATTTGGTTCCTTCAACACTTAAATTGATTGTAGTTGCTTTTGCTATAGGTCCTTGCCATGGATGATGCTCTGGAACACGATTGGCAATACTTGTTAATATATTGGTGTTACCGACCAATTGTCTTATTTGTGCCTTAGTTGCTTTGTCAGCCACTGGTCCATTCATATCAATTCTAACTGCTGTTTCTTTATAATGGTCAGCTGTTACGTTATAACTACTCCATGCTTCAGTATTAATGTCATCGCCTGAATATATGTCTATGTTACCGATCGATGATTCTATTTTTATTCCTTCTAGACCTCCCGACTTTATATTAACGCCTTCATCTGCTTGAATGTTAACATTGCCATTTGCGTGAATATTATAATCTTCTTCGGTATGTACACTTACTGAGCCTTTACTGTAAATATCAATATTTCCATTGGCGTCCATCTCTATCCAACTATCACCATTGTGATTGTTAATGAATATAAACTTATTTGTATCATCAATTAGAATTTGGGCGCCGCCTCGAGAACGCAATCTAATATTTCTGTGTTCATTACTAGCATCACCGTCGTCCATAGTTAATACATGTCCGTCAGGCGTAGTCACACCAAATACTTTACTCGGAGTCTCTCGGCGTGCACTTGAGGAACTATGCCCTCTAGTCATATCGTTCTCTAATCCTTGTTTTTTTAAAAATTTCGTCGATTCAACATCTGTAACTTTTTCAGTGGCGCCTTTGGTTGCTTCACTAGCAACAGCAATAGTACCCTCTTTTTGGTCCTTAACGTTATGACTGGCTTTACCTCCCATCATATGATTTAGGTCGTTCTCATTGATTGATCCTACGATAAATCCTTGCTTGAGTGTAGGTATAAATGATACTAGCACATGTGTCCCAGGAGCAGGTGGTTGGGTCCACAGCCCATAACTTTTAGGTGCGTTACAAAAATCACCTTTTGATTCGGGAGTATTCGATGGGTTCTGATTTATGGTACCACCAAATGGGGAACATGGTACACATATAAATTCACTGTTTCTATCACCAAGTGCCGGAATATGTACCGCTATTCTTCCCATATATGTTTTATCAGTATTACCAACCACCTGGCCTATATATGTACCACTGATTCCAGATTTTTCAGAATTGGTGTTATGGTTAGTAATATTGGTTTTTGTATTATTTTTTGATTGTTGATATGCCATAATCTATTTATTATCCCCCATACCTCGGATTTCATTTTGAACAAATGATGTTTTTACATTTGCTTCTCGGTATCCTGATAATCTCTGTGTAAACGATCCATTTCTCATCGTATGTTGTATTGTGTGTAGTGTATATACTCCAGATGTCATTACATCTATATCAAACAAGGATTTATCTCCATCCCATGCTTCAAATATAGAATTTGATGGTAAAAAATTAATAAATGATATACACGGCATTGTAGGGGTGCGCATATATAATCCAATTAGGTCATTTTGTACATCGCTAGTTGGCGCTACACCTATGAGATCTTCTTCACCAACATCAACACCACCAATTAGACTGTGATGTAATTGTGGTGACATCAGGTCACCATCACCCTCTGCGATAAAATTACTAATAATAGGGTGACTGCTATCACTTAAAATTGTATCTCTGCCAACCATCCAGTCAGGATCGCCTATAATACTCAAATCTATATTATTATTATCGATCATTCGATTTTGTTCGTCCAGAAACTTGGCAGCTAACTGAGCATCTTTATTGTCTTCGGTGGATTCTCCTGA